CGTCATACAACCAGCTGCGCCAAGAGCAAAAACGCAACTTACAGGCCTGCACGGCTCGAATTATGGCCGATGCCATGGTGCAAATTGAGAAGCGTTTACCGGACGCATCGGCACCGCAAGCGGCCATGGTATATGGTATTTTGTTCGACAAGGATAGGCTCATGGCCGGCGAATCTACACAAAACATGGCCATCCGAACTAACGAAGTCTCCAACCTAGACGACCTCGCCGAGCGTTTACGCGATACGTTGCTGGCAAGGTCCAAGAAATGACCTTAGAATCTTAGGTTTATCGGCCACTTAACCTAAGAAGATAACCCACATATTTCATAACTCACCCAATACTTACTTATCACGTCTAACTAGCTGATAAGATAGGCTTCATAACATCAACGTCTGATAACGTATAATCTGTTAACTTTAGCGCATGGGCATGGGTATTGCATTGGCACGCTTGCCGGTTCGCCGTGGTGCATGGTGTCGGTGTGCATCACCATCGAGCGTGCGTACACGGTCACGCTAGGCCGATCCGTTGCCGGACGTGACGTGGCATGGGCGCATGGGCACCTTGGTTCGCCCCCGCCACCGGATGGGCTTTTCAGGAGTCCTCCCCCCTTACATCGCAGCCATAAAAGCGCCAATTCGACGTTTCTAAAAACCCATAAAAGCGCCCCATACCGTTACGCAAGCCGTATCGTAAATTGTAAAAACCCCTAAAAGAGTTGCGTATTCCGTAACGCTATGTTATGAATGGTGTAACATGCCATATTGTCCTAATTGTGAGAGTGTAGCCGACCATTCTGAGGAGTGGTGCGTTGCCCGCAGATTGCCCAAGGCCAAGCCTGTTACGCAAGCTATAACGGCCCCCAGCGTCGGCACGAAGCATTGCCCTACCTGCTCTTGTATGAAGATTTACGGCAGCAACGCGGAGCGGCAGAGGGCGTACCGAGAGAGGCGTCGGAAAACCGCTTCAGTTTCTTAACCGCTTGACATAAAGGTGGGACGGGAGTAATGGTGGTGCATGTTGAGAAATCGACATAGTGAGTCCGTGAGCGGTGGAGCCCCGGTCAGCAATGGCCGGGGCTTTGCTGTTTTTATGGGCCACTTCGGCAATCCCGAGGCTTCGGACCGCGACTCTCACGGACTCTTTAGCGCCGTTGCCCACACCGCTTCTGGTGAGATGGGTGTTAATACCGGGATTGACTGGACCAGCACAATCGACCGACCGACCGACCGACGCTATTAAGTCAGGAACATCGCCTGACATTAACCTTGGCTTGCATCAAGGACTGGATTGCAAGGTGACTAGAGGGGCACGGATAGCCGACCGGAGTCAGAAGAGGGGATAGCGGAGGGAGTGAGGGAGAGAGAGAAGTGTCCCCCCCCAAGGAGTCCGTGCGTCTTAATGCCGACGATTGCCGACTACATTGCCGACCCGAATCTTTTAACCGCCAATCTTGATTCCTTTACCGATGAGCAACTGGTCGAACTTAGCCAGCAGGTCATCGCCCTACGCGATACCACTAAACAACAGCGGCAGTTGGAACTGTACGAGCCGGCGAGCGAGGAATCATTGGCCGTGCATTTATCGACGGCTACCGAGCAGCTTATCGTTGGCGGCAACCGCAGTTCAAAAACTGAAACCATGATGGTCGAGTGGGCAATCCAGATGACCGGCGTGGTGCCGATCTGCCTGCGCGATATTTACCCTCGGGAGAAACTCCGAACACCTATCCGCTCCCGCATCGTTTGCGAGTCGCTTACCAACACCTGGGCGCCGGTAATCCGGCCCAAGTTGCAGTGGTGGCAGTGGAGCGGTGCCGGGCAACAGGGCGGGCGTAGCGGGCATTGGGGCTGGATACCGCCAGAGTTCCTGAAGAAACAGGCATGGGACGATTCCTGGCTGGAGAAGGAGCGTGTCCTGCGGCTGATGAACGGTAGCACCTGCCAGACGATGAGCTATGACCAAGACGTGCAGGATTTCTCCGGTTCTTCCATGCACATGATCTGTCACGACGAAGGCCCACCGGCCAATATTTACCGTGAAAACAAGATGCGTATCCTGGACGTCGGTGGCAGGCTTATGATTGCCATGACACCGCCCGACGAGGAGAGCACAAGCTGGAAATCGGCATGGATTTACGACGAGATATTCGAGAAACGGGACTCTCCCGACATCGACGTGTTTCAGCTCTTTACCTTAAAAAACCGGGTGCTCGACCGCGGCATGATCGACAAAGTGACTGCCGGGCTGACGGCCAACCAGCTAAAAGTGCGCCTCGAAGGCCACTTCATGCACCTGAGCGGCAGAATCTACCCGCTCTACACCGACCGCAACGCGACGTTTTGTTTTACTTGTCAAAGTGCCGCATTGGTTGTAGAAGGTACTTGTGTAAGTTGCGGGGGGAACAATCTTGCGCAGTTTAACCATTTTATCGACCCGATTGAATCGGTCTACTCGTTCCCGACGATCATGTGCCTTGATCCCCACCCGCGCAAGCCTCACTGCATGGCTTGGTTTGCGATTGCTCCAAGCGACGATATTTATCAGGTGGCTGAGTTGGAGAATGGCGGGGAAGCTGAAGTCACGGCGCAAAGGGTACGCGAGATCGAACAGAAATTGCGTTTAAACGTGGTCAGACGCCTGATTGACCCTAACATGGCCAAGAGTCCCGCAGGAGTGACTAATAAGCGCGGCAGGACGGTCAGGGACGAATTTGACGCGGTTGGCCTGCGCTGCGACCTGGCCGACGATAACCGCGAGACAGCCAGAGCGAGAATGACGGCATATTTAAAGCCCGACTCGAGAACCCGCCAGCCGCGGTTCCATATTTTCAATACCTGTGCGCGTAGCAACTACATGCTCATGCGCTACGTTTGGGACGAATGGTCGACCAACGCGAGCCATAACAAAGACCCAAAACCGATGCCAGCCGGCAAGAACGACGACTTCCCGGCGCTCATGCAGTACATGGTAAACAGCAATCCGAGCTACGCTAATATGTCGGGTCATGGCCGGTTCATTTCGGCAACCAAGGCCGTAAGAAAGAGCGCCTACTGATGGCTGAATACACACCCGAGCCGTTGTTGATATTTTCATCTGAGGAAGATTTTGATTCGTTGGATGTTAAAATCAAAATACACGACGACAGAAGAACGGTTTGGTATGCTGAGAAAATTTCAAAATTACGCATAAACCGTTCGGAACACGCTCGCGTTATTGTTGCCGGAACCGATTACGTCATGCGGTATTTGTGGGAGTAATTGATGGCTGAATACACCGAATTACTCGATGCGATGCTTGATAAAGCCGGCATTCCCCGCGATTTAGTTCGCGTTGCCGAACCGACTTATACCGATCTTGGAACGCGGTATCGTATGCAGTATTTTCTTCGTGGCGATACCCACGAACTTAATTTTACGATCAGCAAGGAAATGCTTGCCGACGATCCGCCTTGTGAATCGCGCATTATTCAGGCTGCTTTGACAAATGCGAAAGAGGCGTTGAATGGCTGAATACACCGATCCAAGTGCGATGGCGCCACAGGGCGCAAATATGATGCCGCAAGGCGAAGCCGAACCCGGTGAAGCGCCCGAAACTCCCGATGCGCCCGATAAACCGGAGCGCAAAAAGCGCATAAAAAAGTCGATCAAGGTTGCTTCCCAGCAGCTAGATGCCATCGTCAAGAACCTTAACCGCGATTTGAACGACCGTCAGGGCAGAATCGACAAGCGCATGACGCGCTACGCAAAATTGCGCGGATGGATGGAGCAAAAAGACTGGCCGTGGGCAAATAGTAGCAACATGTGGCTCCCGATCATGCTGACGGCGAGCCTGCGCACCAAGGCAACGCTGGAAAACGCGGTAAAATCCACCCGGCCCACGGTTTTAGCCAAGGCGCGGCAGAGAACCGGCATCGCCAAGCAGGAAAACATCAACAAGCTGCTCGATTATCAGGTTTACGTCGAGAATAACGGTGAGCCTAAGTTCGATTCGTTTATTTCCAATTTTGTCGATGACGAAGCGGCGTTTGTGTTCACCCACTGGATCAAAGAGAACCAGAATATCGTTGACATTCGGGTGCTCCCCGAACCTGACGAAAATACTCCGCTGACCGCGCAAGCCTTGCAGGCGATTCAGACCCACATGCAGGGCGTTGAAAACGCCACGATGACCGACGACCAGGGATATTCCTGGGACGTTGAGATGGAAAAGGAAGGCTTTGGCGAGCCGCAGACGGTCAAGGTTGAGTTCTACGACCGCGACGATGAACGCTGGGAAATGTGCATGACCGGCAACTCGATTACCTACAACGGGCCGACGTTTGAAGTGCTCGACTTTGAAGATGTCGTGTTCCCCGTCAGAAGTGCCAATCTACAGCCGCCAGGCCCCTCCAATCCACTCGGAGCGCCCTATGTGAACCGTTTATGCACCGCGAGCCTGGACACCATCAAACGGCGCATTGAGACAGGAGTTTACGACCTTGCCAAGAAAAAAGACTTTGACACCATCAAGGCCAGTAAGTCCGTTGTCGGCAGCGGCCAGCCCGAGGACGAACCCAAGGCGCAAAAAGACCAGATGGAAGGCGTCGATACCCTTTGGGCCGGCGACGTTGACGATAACCGACAGATCGTTGAGCACTACGGGCGGCTAGACATCAACGGTGACGGTCTTGAGGAAGATGTTATCATCACGTTTGCCAGGGCGTCAAAAGTGCTGCTCCGTGCCCGCGCTCTGACCGAGATTTACCCTGGCCTCCCCGTGCTCCGCCCGTTCATGCACGACAGCATATTCCCGATTCCCAACCGCGTGTACGGCATGAGCTTGCCTGAAATGATCGAGTGGCAACAGAGCGCGTCGGAAACCCTGATGAACCAGCACATCGACTGGGGCACCATCACCAACATGCCGTGGTTCGGCTACCGGGCGGCAAGCGGATTTAAGCCCGAGCCGATTCAACTCATGCCCGGCCAGGGCATACCGCTCGACAACCCGCAGGCCGATCTGGTGTTTCCACAGTTCCCAACTAAAGACTCGGGATTTGCTTTAAACACGATGGCGGTGCTCGCCCAATTCGGTGAGAAACTAACCATGATGAACGCGGCAAGCTACGGCATGGTGCCCACCGGCAAAGCGTCGGCATTCCGTACCGTCGGCACTACGATGGGATTGCTGCAACAGAGCGATGTGCGCAGCGAGCAGATTCTTCGCCGTCTTTTCCATGCCGTTTGTCGGCTTTATCAAATGTTTCATAGGTTAAACCGCTCATATTTGCCGGAAAACAAGGAGATACGAATTTTGGGCTACAGCGAGAAAGGCGAGCAGCCCTACACGGCAGTCAGCCCTAACGACATCGACGCCGACATGGATTTTGATTTCGGCGCGACCATGCTCAACACCAACAAGCAAATGCTGGCCCAACAGATGCAAACCCTGGCCGGATTGATGCTTAGTCCGATTGCCTTGCAGCTTGGCATCGTTACGCCCGACGAGATTTACCACTTGTTTCGCAAACTGGTTATTTCCCAGGATCAGGACCCCGACGAGTTCTTGCAGCGCCCGCCGAGCGTGCTACTCGGGCCAAAGATCACCGCGGAGGAAGCAATCACGTTCATCCTGCACAGCGAAGCGCCGGTCGGCCACCCGATGGAACCGATCCAGATGCACTTGGAGAAACTGGCCGAGTTTACCCGCTCGCCCGCGGCTGCGGCGTTGTCGCCCATCCAGCAGGCGTTGCTCCAGCAGTACTTGCAACAGGTCATGCAGATGATGCAGATTCAGATGCAGCAGCAGATGATGATGGCGCAATCGGCCAACGGTGCTCCCGGCGAGCCACCACAGCAGGGGCCCGGCGGTGTGATGAGCAACATGACGCCCCCCGGCGCCGAGTCACAAACCCCGGTTGGACGAAACGAAATGATCGATGGCAGTGCGGAAGTACAGTAAAAACAGAAAGGTGGTGATGGAGATGGCAGCCAAGAAGAAGAAGAAAAGCAAACCGAAGATGCCGTGCTAAATGCCGACACTTGAAGATATAGAAGCCTGGCGCACACGCCAGCCACACAAGGCATCGCCCGAACAGGCGATGATCAAGGGCGTAGCGGTAGCGATGTCGGAACTAAAGGGCGATCCCCGGTGGAAACTCTTTTGCGATCACATTGAGCCGCTGCGCCTGCAATCCAAGGCGCTATGCGACAAACTGGAGCGGGAATTGATTTATGGCCCGATTGTGGCCGATCACCAATTCTACGAATCAAAGCGTCAACTGGCGATAAATATCACCCGATTTGACACTTACACCCAGGTCATCGAGATGATCGATTCGCTCATCAACCGTGGAGAATCATTGACATAGCCGTTAAAACGGCGTCTATAATGGCATATCGCATATCGTATGCGCGGGGTCGTCGCCCCCATTTCAAGCCGGCGCGGGCAACTCGATCAGCCCCCTTATGATCGAACGGGGATAAAAATGGCAGACGAATCAGTAATCACTCAGGACGTACCCAATGAAGCGTCAACAGCTCTCGAGCCTACAGAAGACCCAGCCGCAACCGAAAGTCCGACCGTCGAATCCGCATCCGTGGACGAAAGCGCCTCGGACCAAGGAGAACCCGGCGGTTCTAGTCCACAAGAAATCAGGGCCAGAAAAGAATATCGGGCGCGTCGAGGGGTCGAAAAACAGCTCGAATCTGAACGCATTGAACGGGTCCGCCTGGAGGAAAGGCTTAGGACACTCGAAGAAGTCAGGACGCAACAGCCTGTAGCGCCGCCGGAAAAGATATTCACGCCAGCCGAGGTGCAGACGGCAATCGATGCCGGGCAGGTAAGCACAGCGGACGGCATGGCTTATCTGGCTAAGATCGAAGCGAAGCGCGTTATCGATCAGGAACGGCAAGCGGCAATAGCCTTAAAGCCGTTTGAGCGGGCTGCGACGGAAGTGACCGAGTACATGACGCACTTACCGTGGACGAAGGATCAGAACAGTTCGGAGTTCCAGGAAGTAAAGCGAGTGTATCAGAGCTTAGTACAGGATTACGGATTCGCCAACGACATACGGACACAGCGCATCGCGCTTGAAAGGGTGGCCGGTTCCTTGGACAAGTTGAAGCAGCGCAGTCAGGCGGCGACACAGACACGCCAGGCACGGGTGGACGCGGCACATAGCGAAACCCCAGCCGGGGGATCAATCCCGACTAAGGGCGACGATATTTCCAAGGCTCCCGAGCACATGAAGCGTATCTGGGACGCTACCAACTTAACGCCAGCGCAACGAGCCAAAGAGTGGGGCTACCACCAGAAAACGCAAGCTCGAAAGGCGGGTTAATGGCAATCGTCATCGTTCCTAAATATCACCGGATGGGAGAGGGATTCACCAGGAGTGAAATGCTCAAAGCCAGTGAACATTCTGGGCGACGTGTCGATGGTAGTCAGAGTCCCGCCAGTTGGATTGCCGATCTGGTAGACACTCAAAAGTTCATTCTGCTTTGCACCTTTTGTCGCCCCAAGTTTAACCCCCGCAAGCACAACTATCGCAAAGCGTACATCCCCGACAGATCGGGAAGAACGAGCGGGTACGAATTTGACGGCCAGTGCGATGCCTGTAAACAACAGACAGGCCCAACCGGCACCGGATTCGTTCACGAAACGACTTACGCTTTATCCTATATTGACCCTGTAGTAGCACGCCGGAACGACAATGCAGCACGCAAAGCGTTACCGGCTTGGAGGTATTGAGCATGATACACGCCGGGCACCTCATGGGCGGAGCATCCCTAATCAAGAAATACAAACTAGGCGCGGCGATTACGTCTACTGGCACGATTGCCGGTGACGGCACGACTAGCGCACTCGGTGTGATTCCCTGCACAACCACCGCGTTTATTTCCGCTGTTGGTTTAACCAACGATGCGGGAACGTACTCGACTACGCAGGGCGCGACCGAAGGCATGGTAAGCATCAACGTGCGTTCCGATCAGATCATCAAGGCGCGAGCATCGGGTGCAGCTGCTGATGGCACCGTATTGGTAAGTCATACCAATACATCGGCTTCGGCTGGCGGCACGGTTCTTACCGCTACGGTCGGAACTCATAGCTGCGTCGGTGGAACGATTTGGTGCGTGTCGGGTAACAACGTCGGGCTTTCCCGTTCGGTAACCGCTACGTCATCGAACGCATCGGTTACTGTAACGGTGCCTTTCCCGCGAGCTATTGCGGTTGGTGACGTGTTCCACCTCATCCCGTGGAATATGGCAGGGCTGGGCGCGGATAGCGCGGACGGTTCCGGCTTCGTGCAGACAACCACTTTATTTCTCGAAGCCAATTCGGTGATTGCGTCGGGCACGGGTGGCGATGTTAGCGTGGTCGATCTTGAACTCAACGGGGCTGGTAACAGCTACGTCCTTTTCAAGCTGCGCAACCACGTCCATGATAGCGACGCACGCGCTGCGTAATTGTAAGTCTTAGCCACTGGCCAGCGCATCGGCCAAAGAGGGTTGCGCCCATAACGCCATGATGGAGGGTTCAAATGGCACTTTTATCCAGCAATTTTGCTTCCGCGCTAGACCCGCGATTTCAACGCATTTGGGACGAACGGTTTACCGATGTCCCGGATGAAATTTCCAGTCTCTACTCAGTTCAAACCGGCAAGCTGAATACCGAGCGGTTCAGCACCATCGGCACTACGGGTGAAATGCCGCTGTTCGGCGGCACGATCACCTATGATGACGTGAGCGCGGGATACGACACGCTGATTACCGCTCTGGAATTTGGCCAGGGCATTCAGATTGAGCGCAAGCTGTTCGATGACGAGCAGTTCGGTATCATCGATCAGAAACCCAAAGCGTTGGCAGGCTCGCTGTTCCGTCGGCGTCAGACCGATGCGGCCCGCCCGTTCAACAACGCTTTCAGCGTTGATACGTTCTTCTATACCAACTCCGAAGGTGTCTCGATGTGCTCGAACTCGCATACCACGACTTCAGGCGCGTCTACATCTACAGGCTTTGACAACTTGGTGACTACCTCGTTGTCAGCCGTATCGCTGGCTGCGTCCCGCATCGCAATGGTGCAGTACCGTGGCGACCGTGGCGAGATCATTTCGGTCAACCCCGACTTGCTGATGTTTCCCCCCGATCTGTACGAGGTCGCGTTTGAGATCACCAACAGCATGGGCAAGGTCGACACGGCCAACAACAACGTCAACGTGCATAAGGGTCAGTACAAAACCAAGGAATGGAATTACCTAACCGATTCCAATAACTGGTTTCTGATCGACTCCGCGATGATGAAGGACTTCGGCCTTATTTGGGTCGAGCGCGTCAAAGGTGAGTTCGGATTTATTGAGGACTTCGATACACTTTTGGGAAAATGGAGAGCTTATGCGCGTTATGGTAACGGCCATATAGACTGGCGCTGGATCACAGGGGCATCTGTCTAATGAACAAGTACCACAACGGTATGGCAAAGTCTGGCAAGGGTCCGGCTCCGGGTAACACCGGGGCCAACCATGCCAAGGCTACGAAGGAATCGACGGCGGCTTGGAAGATGGACATCGGCCCGTGTTGCCCGCCTAAGAACAAGGTGGGCTTCAAGCCGATCAAGAACGCCGTTAAGTCCGATTACTAACCGCTCGTAATCCCGACGTTCGCCGGGTTCGGAACGGGTTAAGAGCTAATACCGGCACGAGGTTCAAATGGCTTACATCACTAAATACGGCGACTTTTGGGGGCAAGTCCCTCGCACCTCCGGGCGAATCTTCTGGGTCGCGCCTGCGGCAACCTACACGGTCGAAGGGCGCACTTATCCCGCTTCCGATGGTCAAGACGGCTTATCACCCGAACGCGCATTGCTGACTCTTAACCAGGCGATTCTGAATGCCACGGCAAGCGTGGGTGATGTGATCGTGCTGTTGCCCGGCGCTCATAGCTGGACAGCAACGCAGACACTCAGCAAGGCGGGTCTTACGATTACCGGCATTCCACGCGGTAATCCAATGTCGAGTGGGCGCGGTGCGTCGGTCATCCGACCAGCAACCACGGTGACTTCCACCGGGAATATTCTCACTCCTACCGCTGCTGACATCGAGATTGCGCACATTCACTTTATCCCGGCGCTAGGATTTGCCGGCATCAAGCCGAGTGCCGCGGCGACTCGCTTGTTCGTTCACGACTGTACTTGGTCGGTTACCACGGCGGCTGACTCCGCGACGACCGGCTTCGACATGACCTGGACCGGCACGACCACCACGTTGTCCGATCTCACCATCCGTAATTGCTACTTCTACAACGAAGGCGCAAACGGCCCGGCAATCAGGGCGCAGGCCACCACCATCGATTTGGTCATCGAGAACTGCACGTTTAAGGTAGGCGGCGATACCGCTTGGGACGATGCGGTTGAATTGGTATCGACAAGCCTGGGGACTACCGTCCGTGATTGCGACTTCATCGAACGGGCAAGCGGCACGGTTATAACCGACTGTCTCGATATTGCTGGGGCAACGACGGATGGCGCGACTACCGTGCTGCGCTGCTATTTCCCGGTGGGTTCAAACGCACTGACAAATGCCAACGTGGCGGACAACCAGTGCGCGGAGAATTACTTGATGCAGGCCGCCGCCAGCGTCGGCGGAACCCTTATACTGTCAACGTAGGTGGGACATTAACCAACAGGAGAATCATGCAGCAAGTAAAGTCAAAGCACCCGGCGGGAACGGTTTGTCTAGGCACAGCGATGACGCCGCGCTTTTACGAGTTCGAGGATTCGTTGGGCAATTTGAAAGTGCCGGAAGGCACGATATTCAATCGGCGTCGTTCCTGTGACGTAGCCTACAACCTCAACCGGGCGGTCGATGACATGCAGGGGGAATGGATTTTTGTCCTCGGGGACGACCATTCATTCTCCCCTGACTTATTGCTGCATCTACTAGATTTAAGCGTCGATGTGGTTGTGCCGATCTCACCGTGCAAGACGTATCCGTTTCTACCCTGCGTCATGCACGCTCCAGATGACGGTTCGGTATGGTCGGACGATATGCCGATTTACAATTGGGGAGAACTTTCCGGCACTGGCCTGTTGGCGTTGCCCAAGGGTGACTTCATCGGCCAGGCCGGGATGCTGATTAGAAAGAACGTAATCGACGCGATACCGAAGCCTACGTTTAAGACGGGCAAATGTCATCCCGGCAGATTGCATGAGGATTTGTGGTTCTGTCACGAAATTCAAGAATTGGGCTTTACGGTCTGGGTGGATCAGGACACGATATTTGACCACTGGTTTGCCTTGGGGATTACCGCTCGCAGGCATGAAGGCAAGTGGGTGCCCGCGCTCAAGTCCGGTGCCGGAACAATCGTATTACCCGATGCCGCAAACGTAGAGACAAACTATAGCGCGGTTGAACTGCCTCGGGAACCGCTGCAATGGCAGCAAGTAAACGGAGAAGCTAAAGATGCCTGATATTCACGCCTCTGCTGTTGTCTCGCAGGACGCCAAACTCGGCTGCAACGTCAAGGTATGGAGCGGTGCAGTGATCGGCCAGTTCGTCACGATTGGGGATGACTGCGTGATCGGCAGCAACGCTTATGTCGGCTGGGGCACCACGATGGGGCGCGGGTGCCATTTGCAGCATGGCGTTTTTTTACCCAACAATTCCAACTTAGGCGACAAAGTTTTTATCGGGCCTAACACCACCTTCACAGACGACCGCTACCCACGCGCAGGCAACAACAGTTACAAGCCGGAGCCGCCTACCCTAGATGATGGTTGCAGCATCGGTGCAGGAGCAACCATCCTACCCGGCGTTCATATCGGTAAGCACGCAATGGTAGGCGCTGGCGCGGTAGTGGTCCACGGCGTTCCCGATTACGCTTTGGTTATGGGTA